GTGATCCTTGTGATCTTACTGTGCTTCCTAATCTTATACTATTACCAAATCTACCTTCAGTTATAACATCTCCAACAAAAGGTATTAGTGGCTTTATATTTCCATTTTCTGTAAAAATACCACCACTGGGGTTTAACCCATTTAATGAAACTGTATTTTCAGTGCTATCTACTTTTGAGACATTAGATCCATCTTCTATAGATTCATATGAAAGATCACTTTCTTCACCACTATTAGGTAGATTTACTTTTGGAAGAGCATTTTGGTGAGGGTGATTCCAAATACTTATGGGGTTTAAATAATAATAAGATAAACTATGTTTATTTCCCCCATCACTAAGTTTTTTAGGTAATAAAAATAATAATACTATTTCATTTACTAATGGATAATTTTTATTTGCTGCTATTAAAGGAATAGCATTTGAAGATTGTGGAACATTAGCTTGTAATTTATCTACAAATTCAAAATCTATAGTACCTATGCCATTAAAATTACCATAGGCAGCAAATTTAGGATGTTTATTATCTAAAACAATATCAGTTACCCTAGCAAAAATAATTTTAGTAGATATGTTAGCTATATCATTTGCAAGGTTACCTGAATTATCAACAGGGTTATTAATTTCATTTAAACCAGCAAAGCCTCTTTTAAACCTCCCCATTTTTTTCTTCGTAATTGGTATTTAATTTATCTAACTCAGCCATTAATTCTGATTTTTCTTCTTCTGTAATACCCAATGAATCCTCATTATTACTATTACTAACCACACGCTGCACTATAGTTGCCATTTTAATTAATTGTTCATCGTTACGAACGCCAATTTCCATGTAATCTTTTATTAATGGTACTATAAGAGTAGCATCACCAATATCAGAAATTAAAGGTTTTAATTCAGAAATTAATCCTGTTATTTGTTTTTCTTTTTTCTTTTGGTTATCATATATCTCACTTAGTATATCAGAGAATTTTTTCTTGCCAAATATAAGGTTATCTAATTTACTCATAATGTTTTATGATAAATATTAATGAAAAAAGGATTTAGAATTTAACCCAACCATTTTCTAAATAAAATACATATTTACTTTTAAATATATTATGTAGTTTATCAGCTATTTTAGTGATTTTTGGAGTCTTTACATCTACCATTTCTCTAATGTATATATAAAGTGCTTTTTTATTAAATACTTCTATAGTTTCTCTTTTTCTAAATAATTCAAGTATAGCATCTGCTATTTGGGCATCATTCTTTTTAGGAAATAATTCATAAATATTATCACTAGTATGTGTTACAAATAAATCAATATATTTACTTAAATCATCTTGTAATTTACCTGAATCCATATCGTAAGTATACCCTGAACCATCTTTAGTTAAGTTATCAACAGGTACTTTCTTTATTTTTTTATTGTAATTTTTAGTATTATACAATATTAACCAACGTTTAACAATAGTACCAAAATAAGAATAGGCTTTAGCTCCTTTTGTAGGATCAAATAAATGTATTTTTGATAATAAAAAGGTTATTATTTCATGTTGTAAATGCTCTAAATTACTTACTTCTGTATGGTAAAATTTAAAGGTATGAATAATATTTTCTGTCAATTTAAAAAACGCATAATGAATTTCGTTTTGATAAATTGTGGATCTTAATTTAAAATCTTCTGTATTGTTGTAGAGTACTATAGCGTTCTCCGTATCTTGAGTAAAATAATTTTTACTCTTTTTTCGTCTTTTTTTTGCCATTAGCTGTTTTTGAATTTGATATCCCATTTTGTAGTACCTTTATTTGTTCAAAAAACCAACCAATTTCATCATCACTTTTAAACATTCCCTTCATGTCTATTTCATTAAGGCGTTTATCTGATGCTTCTAATTGTTTACTAAATTCTGTTATGTATCGATCATATTTAATAATAACATCTTCTGATGTTTCAACTTTACGTAATAAATTAAATGTTGTATATCCTAAAACTATAATTAGTAAAGATAAAATTGAAATTATTATTATTGATGTTGTTGTCATATTATAAATTGTCTAACATATTTTTTAACCCCGCACTTTTTATTGTATTTAAAGCTTTTGCTTTTGGGTTAGATTTTTTATTTGCCGACAATGTATAATTCTTTTTTGGCGTATCCAAGTTATTTTGTGAGAACTTTGGAAGCCATTCTACCTCAAATTCAATACGTGCAGCCATCATATCAGCTTGATGTAAAATAAATGGTAAGGATGTACGAGGTTTTTGTTCTGGCATGTAAGTTTTTAAATATTTTACATTTGCATCATCATATAAACCATCATGAGTCTGGATAGCTACCATTTCATTAAATGTATAAGTAATACCATGCTCTTGAAGTAAAAATAACCCTCTATCTGGTACAGCAGCAAATGCTAATTTTTTATTAAACATATAATCTTCACCTAATTTATCTCGTCTCCAATTGTCAGTTTGAGGAATATAAGCTTCATGTTCTGAATCGCCCATTTTACCTAAGTCATGGTTAATAGCAGAAAATACAAGTTCTTCAATAGTAAATGTAGTATCATCCATTCCAAATTGTTTCCAAACATCATACATTTTTAAAGATGCATCAACAACTCTATTAACATGATCAACATACCCACCTGGAAATGCTGAATGGTATTCTTTTTTATGTGATGCTGGCATTAATATTATTCGTTCTTCATATCTTTTATAGAAGTCTAATAATTTTTGTCTACGATCGCCTGTAATGTGATCGTTGATATTGTTGTTAAATGTTTCCCAATTTGATTGTAATTGTTCTGCTGTTAATGTCATAACCTTTTTATTTTTATTGTTCGTTATCTATGTAAGTTAAAATTTCTTGTACAAGTGCCTTACCTTTTTCTGTTGTTTTAAAGAATTTCTCATGAGAGTCATTCATTTTTACACACGTATCTAGTACTGTAAATTTATCTTCGATTTGTTCTAATTTTTTAAGGATTAATTCCTTATTTCTG